GATATAACTACAGATTTACTTACTGTATTCGCTAAAGATACTTTAAAACCATTTACTTATAATGGTAATACCTATTTTAACGCTGTTTTAAGACACGAAAAGAAAAAAGATAACACTTTATATACTAAACAAAATAATGTTAAATATAAGCAAGTAATTAAGTATGTAACTAAAACTATTACTGTAACTAAAACTAAAGAAGTAATTAAGAAAGAAAGTTATTTTAAATATTTGTTATTACTACTAGTTATTATTTTTGTTTATTTAGTATATCGCTTTAGAAAGTATTTTAGTTTATTGTAAGTAATTATAATAAAAGAAAGAAAAGAAAAAGAAAAAAGCGTAAAAAAGAAAAAGAAAAGAAAGAAAAACCCCCTATAGAAAAAGAACAATTCTAATTTTACCTGATCCGAGCAACTTCCATATTTATTAGGTTTTGCAAGTCTTGGACGCATCCGTTTTATAATTATACGACAAATATATAAAAAAGTTACAAAAACTAGATAACTATTTTAATATTTTTTTAAGTATAAACAAATTTGCTTACATTTGTACTATGAAAGCTAAAACAAAATCACAACTAGTAAAAGATTTAGATGCAGTATTTAGCAAGTATATTAGATACTCTAATGCTAAAAATGAATATTGCACCTGTATTACCTGTGATAGAGAATATGAAGTTAAAAAAATACACTGTGGGCATTTTATGAGTAGGCAGTATATGAGTACTAGGTGGGATGAAAGAAATGTATCACCACAATGTTATGGATGTAATGTAATGCAACAAGGTAAACAATTTGAGTTTAGCTTAAAAATAGGAAAAGAACTATCAGAAGAATTATATTTACTTTCTAAACAAACTAAAAAATGGAGTTTAGATGAAATAAAAGATATGATAGAACAATATAAAGACAAATTAAAAGAATTTTCTTAGTTTTCATAGTAATTTTTGTTTGAAATTGGGTAGCGTAACAGCTGCCCTTTTTTTGCTATGTGTTAAAATTTTGTTAAAATATTAATACTTAGTGTTGTATTAAAAAAATACTTGTATATTTGCTACATCAAACAACAATAAAAAACAAAACTATGAATACAGCTATTGAAACTTTAAAAGAAAAGAAATTTTATTTAGAATTTAAATTAGAAGAAAATATTAAATTAGTGCCAGAAGCAGAAGAAGCATTTAGAAGAAATATTAAAGAATTAGAATACGCAATTAAATTACTAGAATTAAACTTAAATTATTTAAAATGAAAAAAGAAAAACAAACAGCGGCTACAGTAATTGGTTTTAGAGTTACTGAAAAAGAATTAAAAGTTTTAAGATCTGAATCAGAAAAAGAAAATAGAACTTTAAGCAATTACATTAAAACAAAATTATTTAAACAAAATTAACTATGAAAGATTTAATCGATTACCAAAGATTTCAAGTAGAAGCACTACAAAGAAAAGTTTGCGACCTTGAAAGTAAATTAAATGAAGTAAAAACCTATGTGTTTGAACTTTGTGAGGATAACTGTCCTAATGAGTACAAAACAATTATTAAACAACAACTTTACGAAATTAGCAAGTAATGAAATTATTACACGAAAAACTAAGTAAAATCCAAGTAGAATTTAAATCGAATAAGAGTAAATTTAATTCATTTGGTAAGTACAATTTTAGAAGTGCAGAAGATATCTTAGAAGCACTTAAACCATTTAATGAAAAGTATGGTGTATACTTTACTATAACTGAGGAATGTTTATTTTATGGTGATATACCAACTATTTCTTCAGCAGCAACTATACACGATATTGATGGTGTACAAGAAATTAAAGCTACTGCAATAGTAGGAGTAGATTTAGCACAAAAAGGTATGCAGATACCACAAGCTTTTGGGTCAGCTTCTAGTTATGGTAAAAAGTATGCTTTAGGTAACTTACTACTTATTGACGATACCCAAGATGCAGATGCAACTAATACACACGGAAAAGAAAATAGTAAACCTGGTGCAGAATTTAAAGAAAAAGAGTTATCTTGGCTAAATAAAAATACACCTGAATTTACACAAGCTATTGAATATTTAAAAAAAGGTGGTAAATTAGCAGCAATAGAAACTAAATACAAATTATCAAAATCAGTAAAAGACGAACTATTAAAAATTAAATAACAATTAAATTAAATATTATGAGTACATTATTAAACATTGGAATTAAACAACAAGATGGAAGTTATAAAAACTATACTTTATCTTTAAATGACGAAACTAACGGATACGGACAAAACGTATCAGTATGGGAATCACAAACTAAAGAACAACAAGCTGCAAAAGAACAAAGAAACTTTGTAGGTAACGGAAAAGTAGTTTGGACTGATGGAAATGTTAAAGTAGCTGATAAAGTAGTTACTAATACAGAACACAACAACGCTAGAAACATTAAAGTAAATGGTGCTGAGGTAGTTGCTGATTTACCATTTTAATTTATCAAGGGTAGTGTAAAAGCTACCCTTTTTTTTAAACAAACAAAAACTATGAAAATAAATTTAACACATAAAATAAATAATGATAAATATACTGAGTATGTTTGTAATTATTTTGATATTCAAAATAAAGAAGAAAGCAGTGTAATTATTGAAGCTAATTTAGAACAATTACCAAAAGAATGGAATATAGGTGTAGTTTATGGTGGTTCTGGTACAGGAAAAACTACTATATTAAAAAATTACTTTAAAAAAGAAATGGATAAATCTTATTTTGATAATTCTAAATCTTTAATATCTAATTTTGATTTTATTGAACCAGAAGAAGCAACATTATTATTAACACAAATGGGACTTGCTTCTGTTCCAACTTGGTTAAGACCATTTAATACTCTTTCAAATGGTGAACAATATAGAGCAAATTTAGCTTATATTGTAGCTACAACAAAAGAAAATGAAGTAATATTGATCGATGAATATACCTCAGTTGTTGATAGAGATGTTGCTAAATCTATGTCTAACGCATTACAAAAGTATATTAGAAGAAATAATAAAAAAATTGTACTTGCTTCTTGCCATTTTGATATAATGGAATGGTTACAACCTGATTGGATTTATTCACCATCTAAAGGGCGTCTTGAGATAGCGCCATCACTTCGGCGACCAAAAATTGAACTTCAGATTGTTCGATGTAGATATGAAGCTTGGAATTTATTCAAACAACATCATTATTTAACACAAGATTTAAATCCTGCTTGTACAAATTTTTTAATTATGATGAATGAAAAACCAATTGGATTTATGGCATTTTTACCTTTTCCAGGTGTTGGTGATGCAAAAACAAGAAGATTAAGTAGAATGGTTATTTTACCAGATTATCAAGGTTTAGGTATTGGCAAAAAAGTTTTTAATTATATTTGTTCATTATATTGGAAAGAAGAACATCAAATGTATGTTAGAACTGTAAGTCCTTCACTTGGTCAAATGATGAAAAATGATAAAAAAAATTGGATTGCAACAGCTGGTAATGGTAAAATACCAGGACAAGATTCAAGTGGAAGAAAAATGATGGAAAGAGAAAGTTACAGTTATAAATATATTGGAGAAAAATCAAATGACGATACTTCAATAATAAAATTTAAAACTGAAATTTATAGAGATGTAGCACAAAATCAAATATCATTATTTTAAAAATTAAAAACTATGTTAGCGAATTTATTAGATATACAAAAAAACATTTTAGATGTTAAATATGGTAGAGTTAAAGAAGGTCTTAAAATTAACATACCAGAATTTGACGAACATATTAGATTTAAACCTGCAAACTTTAACGTAATTATAGGACACGCAAACGTAGGAAAAACTACAGTTATTCTTTACTTAATGACTATGTATACTATAAAGCATAATATTAAGTGGTTAATCTTTTCAAGTGAAAATACCTCAACTTCAGTAGCTAGAAAAATACTAGAATTTGCTAGAAATAAAGCAATACAGCAAATGACTGATGATGAAATAGAATTTGGTTTAAACTGGGTATTACAGCACTTTAAAATAATTGATGTAGATAAACTATATACTTACAAAGATTTGCTTAAAGAAGCTAAAGAAATACACGATGAATGGCACTATGATGCTTTACTTATTGATCCTTACAACTCACTTGCAAAAGATAGAGATTTAATGAAAAATGTAGGTAGCCACGAATACGATTATCAAGTATCTAGTGAAATGCGTTTATTTTGTAAAGAAAATCAAATATCTATTTGGTTAAATACACACGCTGTTACAGAAGCTTTAAGGAGAACACACCCAAAAGAACACGAATATAATGGTTTGCCTGTGCCTCCTAATATGGCAGATGTAGAAGGTGGTGGTAAATGGGGTAACAGAGCTGATGATGTATTTACTATACATAGATATACACAGCATCCGACTGACTGGATGATCAGTGAAGTACACGTAAGAAAAGTTAAAGAAGTAGAAACAGGTGGTAGACCTACTTCAATAGACGCACCTATTAAATTAAGAATGATGCCTAACAATATTGGCTTTACTTATGCGGGTGTAAACTTACTACAAGCAAAAAATATTAAAGGATTGGACTTTTAGTTATCTACTTATTAAAAATTTATTAATATATTTGAACAATGGAAAAAATAACAATAAAAAATCATATTTCTGATCTAAAAACTTCAGCAGCTAAAATGCTAGTTTACAATTCAGATAATAGCGAACTACTTTCTTATTTTAAAGATATTACTTTTAAGTTAGAAATGATAGAGCAGTTATTAGATATTGAAGATAATTTAGATTTTGGAGTTATTGAACAAGCTTTTAAAGCTATTTTAAAGCAAGATTCCGAACTAACTAATGTAGAGATTAACATACAAGTTAAACCAGCATTAAGAGAAACAAAAATAGGTAAAATAAAAGCTAAAATTTTTAATTATGATATTGCTTACTAGTTTATTAATATTTACACTTATAACTTGGGCGGTTTACTCAGGTAAAGAGTTACAATTTGCAATTATACACGGGTTTATGGTAGGTGCTTTGTATGATGTAGATCAAGAAGAAGAAGTTAACTACCATACTATACAGCTTTTATTAGGTATATTATCTATTAATATTTTATGGGAATCTTAGAAAAAGTTTCACAGTACCAAGATTACTTAGTAGAGTTAGCTTCAGTATTTGATTCTGATTTTGCAGAAGATATTGTACAAGAGTTTTATCTTTTACTTCATAAATACAAAGTAACAGAAGAACAAATGTTTACTAATGGTAAATTAAATAGAGGTTATTGCTTTATTATTATTAGAAACATACATTTTCAAATTTACAATGTAAAAAAACGAATAACTAAATGCGAACTAAATGAAGAAATTTACAATATGGTAGATGACTTTGATTTAGAAAAAGAGTTAGATTGGAACGAATTTAGAACTAAAGCAGAAACTGAAGTAAACAACTGGGATTGGTACGATAAAAAACTATTTTCTATTTATAGAGATTCTAATATTAGTATTAGAGGACTTGCAAAAGAAACAGGAATTAGCTTTGTAAGTATATTTCACTCATTAAAAAAGCATAAAGAAAAATTAAAAGAACTATTAAAAGAAGATTACGATAACTTAAAACTATAAATTATGGCAAAAAGAAAACCAAAAGGATTAGGAGATACTGTAGAGCAAATAACAACTGCTA